ACTACTAGATGGTGAAACATTTACAGCAGAGCAAGGAGAACATTTTGTAGTAAGAGTTGGTCAAAAACACAAAGTTACTTGCGTAAGCAATAATGCTGTTGTTGCTATTGAAGTGCAGCAAGGTTTGATATGTGAAGAAAACGATATTGTTAGATTAGAGGAACCAGATAATGAACAAACTACTTGATAAACTAAAGAAGACTTCCAGTATTGCTGATACTGCGATTCTGAATAAGTCCAAGATATATGGGCAAAAAGATATGATTCAGACAGATGTGCCAATGATTAATGTCGCACTATCTGGTGATGTTGATGGTGGCTTGACGCCTGGTGTTACAGTTCTTGCTGGACCATCAAAGCACTTCAAGTCTGCTTTCTCTCTAATCATGGCCGCAGCATATCAGAAGAAGTATCCAGACGGTGTTGTGCTATTCTATGACTCAGAGTTTGGTACACCTCAAGCATACTTTGATACCTTTGGTGTTGATGTTGAGCGTGTTATTCATACACCCGTTACTGATGTTGAACAACTCAAGCACGACCTGATGGTACAGTTGAAGAATATTGAGCGTGGTGACCGTGTATGTGTAGTCATTGACTCTATCGGTAATCTGGCTTCTAAGAAAGAAGTTGATGATGCCATTGATGGTAAGTCTGTTGCTGATATGTCACGGGCTAAGGCATTCAAGTCATTCTTCCGTATGGTCACACCACACTTGACACTAAAGGACCTACCACTCATTGCTATCAATCACACATACAAAGAGATTGGTATGTTCCCAAAAGATGTTGTATCTGGTGGCACTGGCATCATGTACTCAGCCGATAATGTCTGGATTATTGGTCGCCAGCAAGAGAAGGATGGCAAGGAAATCAAGGGCTATCACTTTATCATCAACATTGATAAGTCTCGCTATGTGAAAGAGAAGTCCAAGATTCCAATCACAGTCACATTTGATGGTGGCATCAATAAATGGTCTGGTCTGTTTGATGCTGCTCTAGAAGGTGAGTATCTAGCAAAGCCATCAAATGGCTGGTATCAGCTAGTCAATCGTTCTACAGGTGAAATGATTGGTGACAAGATGCGAGCAGGTGACATTGTTGATAATGGTGAGTTCTGGGATAAGCTATTCAAGGAAACAGACTTCAAGGCCTATATCAAGAAGCGTTATGCGATTGGTAACTCTGTAGCACCATTTGCTCCTGAGCCAGAGGAGATAGAAGAATGATTGAAGGAAGAGATTTCAAATTCAGAGATGATATGAAACTAGATACAGTTCCTATTGAGATTTTACTTGACTCTTACAAAGGAGTAGTGTATCATTATCAGAAATTACATGTAGTTGAGAATGAAGATGAAACAGCTACTATGAAATTTGAGTATAAGATACTTGATACTGGTAACTTCAGAAAGAAAGAAGTTCTAGAAAAAGACCCAAAGTTCCAGCAAGTGCTTGGGCTTATTCTGAACAAAATGCTACTTGACATCGCAGAACACGAGGCAATGAATGAGAATCGAACAGACGATACTGAAGAACTTATTGAAGAATGAGGAATATGCTAGAAAGATTCTGCCATTTGTCAAAGATGAGTATTTCACTGTAGAAGAAGATAGAGTTCTATTTCATGAAATCAAAGACTTCATTGTAAAGTATAATAACATACCTACTGTTGATGCTTTGCTGATTGAAGTAGACTCTATTGCTCATCTCAAAGAAGACCAAGTAAAACAGATAGTCAATACTGTCAAAGAACTTCATAAAGATGACATTGATACGAATATGGATTGGCTTGTTGATAGTACTGAAAAGTTCTGTCAAGAAAAAGCAATCTATCATGCCATCATGAAGTCAATTGACATTATGAACAACAAGGATAGCACCAACACAAAGGGTGCTATCCCACAGTTGTTGACTGATGCTCTTGGTGTTTCTTTTGACCCAAATGTTGGCCATGACTATCTTGAACAGTATGAGGACAGATATGACTACTATCATAGGGTTCTGGAGAAGATTCCTTTTGACTTGGACTTCTTCAACAAAATCACAAAGAACGGATTGCCAAAGAAAACGCTCAACATCGCTCTCGCAGGGACTGGTGTGGGTAAGTCTCTATTCATGTGCCATGTTGCTGCTTCTTGCCTTTCTATGGGTAAAAGCGTTCTTTACATCACTCTAGAACTTGCTGAAGAAGAAGTTGCAAAGCGTATTGATGCCAATCTGATGAATATCACATTTGATGACTTGATGAATCTACCAAAGGAGATGTATCAGAAGAAGGCTGAGAATATCAAGAACAAGACAACTGGTAAACTGATTGTGAAAGAGTATCCAACTGCTGGTGCTGGTTCAATCCATTTCAAGGCTCTTCTAAATGAACTGAACCTAAAGAAGTCATTTAGGCCAGATATCATTTTCATTGACTATCTGAATATCTGTATGTCTTCTCGTATCAAGCCTGGAGCATCTGTAAACTCATACACATATGTCAAGGCTATCGCTGAAGAACTTCGTGGGCTTGCTGTTGAGTATGATGTTCCTGTGGTTTCTGCTACTCAGACTACTAGAAGTGGCTTCGTAAGTTCTGATATCGGTCTTGAAGATACTTCAGAGTCTTTTGGTTTGCCAGCAACAGCAGACTTTATGTTTGCTCTAATCTCTACTGAAGAACTACAAGAACTTGGTCAACTTATGGTCAAGCAGTTGAAGAACAGATATAATGACCCTACAGTGAATAAAAGATTTGTTGTGGGTATTGACAGAGCAAAGATGAAGTTGTATGATGTAGAAAATACAGCACAGATGGATATTGTTGATAGTGGGCAGATACCCAAATCAATAAATAATTCTACAACCAAAGACAAGTTTAGGAGTCTAAAGGTATGACAGCAAATACATCTTCCCTTTGGAATGATGTGGATGACTTAGAAGCTAGAAGATTACAACTTGATAAAGAAATAAAAGAGTTTCACAAAAAGTTTTATGATAGGTTGATGAAGTGGAAAAGGTAATGGAACGATATTCACATTTTTTGGTTGAAGACGAATCTGGTGACCAGTTTTGGGGTGTATATGAACACCTGACTGAACAGTTTGTCAGTTTCTATTATTTTGAAGACGATGCTGAAGAGTACGCATGGTTTCTGGAAAATGGTGGTGCTTTTGATGGTATCACACCAGCGTTCATGCTGAACGAGGTTGAGGTGAATCATGACCTTGACTATGAGATGGAATCTTTTCTAGAAGAAAATTTTCAAATAACCTAAAAAACCTCTTGACAAACCTGCCATGATTTGATATTCTCTACATGAAAGTTGAGAGAAGGAGATTCGCTATGGTTGTTGACGCTTTTACCAAACAGTTCATGAATAAGGTCATGCAGAATGGCATCGGCCAGGGTATTCACCTTTGGGATAATGGCGTTCAGTTGAAGGGTGTGATTACTGACTGGCGGGCCAAGTTTGGTCTTGGTCGGATTCAGTTGACCTGTGAGACTGCTGATGGTGAGTTTTTCTTCGTTGATAGTGATGAACTTCTCGCTGGCAAGGCTCAGATTATCTGGCACTAATGATAGTTCAGTTCACTGATTTCCCAGAAGAACTTCAGCCTCTGGCAAAAGAGGCCCTGGAGTTCTATGCGTCCAAGCTGATGAGCAAGAGACTGTCTAACAAACTCTTCATTGAGATTGAAGGGCATGATGGGCTTATTGATGGCTATGCTAATGCTCTATGTACATGGGAGAATGACTGGTACCGCCCCCGTGACTTCCACATTGAAGTGAACACTGACCAGAAGCTGGAAGAACTGTTCACCACTCTGGCTCATGAAATGGTACATGTGAAGCAGTTTGCTCGCGGTGAAATGCGTGATGTGTTCTATCCAGCAAAGCGTACCATGTGGTTCAAAGAGTCTGTCTCAAGAGATAAGACTGACTACTGGGACCTGCCATGGGAGATTGAAGCGCATGGGCGTGAGCGTGGTCTATTTGTGCGATTTGTAGAAGCCAAAAAAATTCATAAAAAATTTGGTTATGATGGTTGACATCCTCTCCAATTATGATATTCTACCACCATAGAGAGAGAAAGGAATCAATCAATGATGAAATTTGAACAGTATGCTCCTCAGGCTTTCATGGCTACTAATGCGACCAAGGAAGTTGAAATCATTGAGAGTGTGATGGGTTATGACCTCTGGATTGAAAATAAACTTCATGGCACCTACGAAGATTTTGATACTGCGGTTCGCTATGCTGAAACCGAAGTGCCTTTCACTGTGAAGTGGATGGGTGAAGTTATCACTGAGACTCGTGGCTAAGTTTTAGAGAGGAAACATTATGACTGCTGTTGAAGTTCTAGTTTCTGAATATCTTGAAAATGGTGGCAAGATTGTCGTCGGTGAGTACAAGAAGCCACGTCTAACTGAACGCGGTTGGAACTACATTCGTGCTGATGTGGCTTATCGTGGTGGTAAGGCAAAAAATCTGCGGAATTTAGGTTATTCTAAGGCAAATAAGTGTTGACATTCCCTCCAATTATGGTATTCTACCACCATAGAGAGAGAAAGAGAGAGAATCATGAAAGAAGCCATCTTGTCCTACATCGCCGCCTGTGAACAGAACATTGCTCAGTACATGTTGATTGAAGACATGGAAGAACGCCAGCGGGCTCTTGATGCAGCATACGGAATGAAGGCTGACTTTGAAAAAGTTTTAGAAACCTTGTAAAAAGTGCTTGACATTCCATCCAGTCCTGCTATTATGTATATGTAAGAGAGAGAAAGAAAGGTTCTGATATGGCATACATCTCACAGGAAATGAAGAAGAAGCTGGCTCCCGCCATCAAGGCCGTGCTGAAGAAGTACGACATGAAGGGTTCGATAGCCATTGACAATCATTCTTCTCTGGTTGTGAATGTCAAGTCTGGTAAGATTAATTTTGGTGATGACCGCATTCAGGCTCATCCCTACCACATTGAAAGCAACTATCATGGTGTTGCTCGCCGCTTCATGGAAGAGATTTTCAGCGCAATGCGCGGCGACATCTGGTATGACAACAGCGATTCTCAGATTGACTACTTTGACACAGCCTACTACCTTCGTGTCAACATTGGTCAGTGGAACAAGCCCTATGAGGTGACGAAGTAATGAA